GGAGCGCGGATGCCTTCGCGGAGCGAGAAGTACCCGACGTCGATCGGCGGCCCTGCCGACGTCCACGCGCCGGTGTCCTCCTCGCGCCAGAAGACCTGCGCTCGAGCGCCCGCCTCCGCCGGCAGCGTGAAGTGGACGTCGATCGCGAGGGAGAGCGTCCCGTCCTCGGCGTAGACCTCGCGCTCATTCAGTCGTAGGTCGCGGACGTCCGCGGGAATCCGGTTTGGGTCCGGTAGCCGGCTCGGGCTCGGTTGCGGAAGCGCGGTCACGTCCTCGTCGTAGACCCGCGCGTCGTACTCCGCGGCGCGAACCATGCGCTTCGTCGGGGACGATGAGCGCGTGATGGACGTGATCCGATAGAGCACGGTCGACTGCCCGACCTGGCCGAAGGAGTAGTCCGCCCCGGCGGTCGGGATCGTCGACCAGTCGCCGGAGACGCTGATCCTCGCGGACGTCCCCGGTGGACTCGTGACTTCGACCACGTCGATCGTGTCGTCCGGCTGGATGATCGTCAGCTCGTAGTTCGTCCCCGAGACGATCGTCACCTCACGATCGAGGACGAGGAGGCTTCCCGTATCGTCGAGCACGCGGAGGACCTTGCCCGAGAACCCCCAGCCCGGAACGTCGTGCGCGATCTTCACGACGTCGCCCGCCTCGCACGCGAGCGCGTCCACGCCGACCTCGAACGTGATCTCGCGGCGCAAGAGCCGATTCGCGAGCATGAAATAGGTCAGGATCCGCTCGACCTGTCGCGCGCTCGTCGCGCCGAGGAGGTTGACCGTGCTCTCCCGTTGCGCCTCGCCCTCCAGCAGCGTCGGGTCCTCCAGTACAATAGCGTCCTGCTCGTAGTCTCTCTCCTCATTCCAGAACTGTGCCGTGAAGCTGTTCGACCGCTCCATCTTGGTCTTCTTCACTACCGCGAAGGATCCCTTGTGGATGCGCGACATCTGGAAGAGCTGCACCGGCTCTTCGGCTTGCTGAGGCCGGACGGCCCACTTGTCCCCGTCGAGATAGAAGTCGGCCATACCGACCGTGCAGATCTGCTTGATCGCGTCGATCGCTGTGAGCGAGCCGTCGAGAACGATGTCGAGACGCAACTCATTCGCAGTGCAGAAGACCGACCAGTCGTAGAAGGATCCCAGGTCGATCTGCGCTTCCGAGACCCACGCGCCGAGGCCGTCGAACGGATCCGTCAGGAGATCGACGAGGCACCACGCTGGGTTGTTCGTCCATGTCCTGGTCGCGCTCTTCACCCCCGCGACGCTCCAGGAGTAGACAAGTTTCCCCTTGACGAGGCTGTCGTAGGTTGGCGCCGACCCGCTGATCAGATTTGTCGGAAGCTGCTTCACTCCGACGAGCGCGATCTTCGGGTAAGTCGGGGTGACGTCGAGGATCTCGTTGATGGCGTAGACCACGGACGCCATGGATGCGTCGGTGCCCACGGCGTCGGCTGTCTGCCTCGTTACGCGAATCTCGTACTTCGTGCGCGGAAGGAGTTGCGAGCGGAACCACGAATCGAACGGATTCCGCGTCGAATGGACGACTGTGTGCTCGCCCGCGAAGGCGAAGTCCTCGGGGCTACCGACCTCGCGATACTCCACGCGGAACTTGACGAGCGCAGCCTGGAGCTGTCCGGACTCGGAGACTCGGAAGAGGCCCCCCTTGAAACGGAACTGGACCTCCCAGACATCGACATCTTCGGTCGTGAACGTGAGCCGCGCCGGGTCGCCATAGAGCAGGCTTGCATCCTTGAACTGCGGCGACACGACCTCGCGGAAGCCGTCGATCGCCGTCTGGTGAAGCTCACCCAGGCGGATGTTCCCGAGCCAACTGACCGTCTCGCCGTAGTCGCTGGCCGGGTTGCCGTTGATCTTCAGGTCCGAGACCTGCTCGATCGGACCGGTGCAGAGAGCAACAAGCGTGTGGAGCTCGCCCGCGTGCTGGTCTGTGTAGCCGTCCGGTGGGTTCCGGACTTGCCGGGTGAACTGCCCGACGATGTGCCCGCCGTGGCGGTGCGTGCCATAGATGATCGGGATCGAGGTCCCCGGGCGGACGGTATTCTTGAGGCCGTCGAATCCGTAAGTGGATGACTCCTCGAGCCCCTCGTCCATCGTGGCCGCGGGCCCGAGCGCGTAGGAGATCCCCATCGAGATGCCGACGATGGCCAAGTTGATCGCCAGCATGATCACGAATGACACTGGGTCTTGCGGCGCGATGAAGACGATCACCTCGTCGCCGTGCCGGACGTGCGTGGTCTCCCGCTCGTCCGCATAGACGGACATGCCCGAGACGATGACGCGCAGATCCGGATGGTCGCGCATGAGCCGCGGCACGTATTCCTCGACCTTGTGTCCGCCCTCGGCGAGCCATAGGACGCGGGTGGCGGCGTCGAGCGCGTGACCGAAGGCACGGACGGTGACGCTCCCGCCTTCCTTCTCGAGCGGCTTGTCAGGCTGGAAGGGCTGCACTCTTGAGCCTCCAGAATCTGACGTCCGCTCGTGCAGCCATGGGCTTCAGTCTCGGCGCGTAGACTCCCACTCGCTCCTTGGCCGAGAGAAGGACGCCCGGACGGATGACCACCATCAGGTGATGCTGGCGATACCGCAGGTCGACCAGGTCGTAGAGCGTGTCGGCCGCGGCCACCTCCTCGAAGATGTCGTTCAGCGCTTCGATGCTCCCGCCGTACACTGCTGGATCCGGCAGCCCCAGCCCGGCCCGGCGGTAGACCTCCAGGACCACCCCGAGACAGTCGACGCTTCCCGACTCGAATCGGCCGTCGGAGGCGTACGGCATTCCAAGGATGTCCTCGTACTCGACCTCCGTTGCCGGGAAGGCGTCCGCCGTACTGGAGAGCTTTTCGACGCGCGTCATCGTGTCGGGATCCCGGGGAACGCCCCGTGTCGGTGAACGTTGGAGTGCAGCTCACAGTCCTCGATCGTCCGATCGCAGGTCGCGATACCGCCGGCCGTGAATCGGAAGTGCGGCCAGCCCGCGGCGATCTGCCCAGGACTGGCGTCCGACGCTGCGCACAAGAGGCCCACGCGGACGACTGGTAGGAGCGCCAGCGTCTGCTCGTCCACCTGTACCCACGTCACCCCATCGCTCGAGGTGTAGGACGTGAAGACGTCCCCGACGCGCCGGAGCCGCTGGTGACTGGCGTCCGTCGTGACGACGTTGGCGTTGGCGACTCCGGCCAGGGCGGACGCGACGCGCACTACGTATTCGTCAGAGTCTCCGGCCGATCGCACGAGGAACAACCAGGACGTCGGATCGACCGTGGCCTGGACGAGCAGGCCGGCCGACATACCATCCCGCGTGGCGTAGAGACCCGTCTCCGTCGAGACGTCGAAGTCGCCGTCGATCTCCTTGTAGGCGAACGGCGCACCGCGGCTGTCAACGTCCCAGCTACAGTCCACACCGGCTGTCTCACAGTAGAGTTCCCCTGTGTTCGTCTGATCTGCGTTCCACCAGCCACCCTCGGCGAGGAGCTTCGCGGCGTTGAGCGTCCGCCATCCGAACTGACGAATTAGCTCTGTGTCGGCCGTCGCGCCGGCTTTGAAGTCCTGCGCGGTGTCCGCCTCAAACTCGTCCGACGGGTAGTGGCAGGGGTTCCCCACCACGAAGCGATTCCCGTAGTCCAAGGGGCAGCGGTTGCGGATGTACTTCCGTCGCGGCACCTTGATCTGAAAGAACTTCGGCGGCCCGAGAGAGACCGTTGCGACCTTCCGATCGTAGCCCTGGGAGAGGATCGTCCAGGTCTCCACGTGGACGTCATCTGCTGACGGTGCGAGGACGCCGGCATTGCCGAGACCTTCGAGATTCACGAAGCGCCGAATGGTGACGCGCCGACCGTCCAGCTCATTCTGCTCGATCACGCCCCCAGCGACGCCGTTTAGGTTGCCGATCGACACCCGGTACTGTGGGAGATCCCCGCCCATCGTCTGCTCGACCGGATCGTCCTTGATGCCGCACGCGAGGTAGTCATTCCCGCCGTAGGTGACTTTCCCGAGTCCGAGCGGATCGCCCTGGACGAACCGTAGCGTGACGGAGTCCGAGACCTCGACCTCGTAGAGCGTGATGTACGGCTGCGGCCTGGCCTCGTCCGCTTTCCACGCACGCGTGTTGTCAGAGAGGTCCCTCACTGGTAAACCTCCTCGAGCGACATGACCGCCTCGTAGAAAGTCCCAGTGAGTCGCTCGACCTGGTAGTCGACGAGTCGGCAGAGCGGCGTCTCGGTCGCCGTGTTCTCCGTCGGCACGTCAGCCGTCACGACGAGAAGTGCTGCCGGTTGAGTCCAGGCCTGCTGGCTCGTAAGCGTCGTCTGTTCCTGCTCGTTGCCCGGATCGTCCTCGGCGCCGTAGATCACGGCCTGGGTGATGCTCGCTGGGTAGGCTGAGAGCGTCACCTTGACGAGCTCGTTCGCGGGCACGACGATCGTCGCGGCGGGGGACGGGAGCGTCGTCGTGATCGCGCCAGCCGGCCCGCGCCTTGAGCCAGAAGATCGCCGCGACGGGGGTCTTGCCGGAGGTCGCC